AGCAAAAGAATTAAGTCTAGATGATTACATTATTAATGTAACAAAGGTTCCTGCAACTATATCAGAGACAGGCGCTAAAATCTATGGTGCTGGTTTAAAACCAGCAGGTATAGCCAAAGAATTAATTACAAGCCCTATTACAACAGGGGCAGCAAAAACTGCAGGTTTAGTTTCACTGCTGGCGCCGAGAAGGGATGCAGAAGCGGCTGAAACTCTTATTGACGAAGCTCTATATGGTGCAGAGGATTATATTACCCCCACTCCTGCAACCTCAGTAGATGACTTCTCCAGTATGTATATACCATCACCATCACCAGCGCAAAGAGCTTTTTCTTATGCAGATGTAGATCCAAGAAAGCCCGGTTTATCTTATGATTATAGTGGTTATTATGGGCCATCAGAGAGAATTTCATGGATATGGCCTGATGGGAGATCAGAATTAATTACAGCAGAAATGGCTGAAGATCCTACTGCATGGATGCGTAGTCCTTATTTCAAAGGCTCACTAGAGACACGCACACCAGTGAAAACTTTTGAAGAAATTGAAGCAGAGTATGCTGGTCCATCTATGACATACATAGATGCAACTGGTGGTCCGTCTACTCCGTTTGGAGGTGTTGGAGATATTGGTGGTGGTAGTGGAACTGTTACATCACCGCTTACAGGGATTGGTGGATTTTATGCTCCAATTAGTCCGCATACGGGTATTACTGCACCTGTTGATCCATTAGCGGCGATCTGGACATGACAGATAAACAAGACCAATTCATAGAGAACTATGTACTTACCGGGAATGCCACGAAGTCTGCTATTGCTAGTGGATACTCCCAGAAGACTGCAAAGGTTAAGGGTTCTCAACTCAAGGCTCAACTCCGACATGAAATACTTGAAGCAACTCAAAAAGTATTGGCGGACAAGATCCCGGAAGGGCTTAACTGGCTCACGGAACTTGCCAGAGAAGCAGAGAGCGAGTCTGTGCGCCTCGGAGCTATCAAGGATCTACTTGACAGGGCTGGCCTTAAACCCGTTGAACGAATCGAAACAACGACAGTTGAACAAATGTCAGACGAGGAAATCATAAAAGAAATAGATGCTCTCACGAGACATTAGTAGAAACTTAGAACTCCTTAGAGAACAGAAAAAAAGAATACGATTCAACAGGATAGATCAGTACGATCCTTATCCTTACCAGCAGAAGTTCCATGACACAAGCAAGGATAGTAACCAACGCTTGTTAATGGCTGCGAACCGTATAGGTAAGTCATTCTGTGGTGCGGCAGAGATGTCCTATCACTTAAGGGGTATGTACCCTGAGTGGTGGAAAGGAAGGAGATACGACCAACCTATCACAGCATGGGCTGGTGGTGTGTCCAATGAAACAACCAGAGATATAGTACAAGCAGAGTTATTGGGTTCCCCTGACGATCCTGACGCGTTTGGTTCCGGTGCAATTCCCAAGAATTATATAATAAAGACGGAAAGAAAGCCGGGTGTGCCAAATGCTAAAAGTGTCGCGCTAATACGACATGTCAGCGGAGGGAACTCTTCTTTACATTTCAAAGCCTATGAGATGGGACACGAGAAGTGGCAGGGCCGATCTGTAGACGTTGTTTGGTTAGATGAAGAGCCGGGTAGAGACATCTACTCACAAGCGGTCACTAGGACGCTAGACAGGCGCGGTATGGTCTATATGACCTTTACCCCTGAGGCGGGTATGACTGAGACCGTAGCGGCCTTTATGAACCGTATACAGAGCGGACAGAGCCTAGTCAATGCGACATGGGATGATGCGTCTGAGAAGATTAAGTCTTTAAATGGACAACAGGGACATCTATCTGAAGCCGTTATGGAGCAGATTCTATCTGCATACTCTCCACATGAGAGAGAGATGCGTAGATATGGCAGGCCATCTATAGGTTCAGGGCTGATATTTCCTGTTGATGAGGGTAAAATCATTATTGATCCGGTTGAGATTAAGGATCATTGGCCTAGAATAGCAGCAATCGACTTTGGTTGGGATCATCCTACAGCAGTAGTGTGGTGCGCTGTTGATAGAGATGAGGATACATTCTATGTATACGATTGTCACAGGGAGTCTAAAGCCTCTCCAGCGGTACACGCACAGACTATACGATCTAGACCTCATTTTATCCCCATTGCTTATCCCCATGATGGCAATAGACGAGATTCTATGGGTAATCCCGGTCTGGCTGATCAGTATCGCAATTTAGGTTGTAACTTTTTACTAGAGCATTTCTCCAATCCTCCAGCATTAGGGAATAACAAAGGGTCTAATTCCATAGAAGAAGGAATAATGGCAATGTTGCAATCTATGGAAGCTGGTAATTTTAAGGTATTTTCTACATTAAGCAATTGGTTTGAAGAGTTTAGAATGTATCACAGAAAGTCAGGAAAGGTAGTTCCATTCAGGGATGACCTCATGAGTGCAACAAGGTACGCTTTTCAATCTCAACGATTCGCAGTTTCAGGTTCTGACCCTGCGTGGACACAGGATATAAGATACAAGAATTATGGCATCGTCTAAAATAACAGATTCAGAATTACTAGCTAGAATCGGAAGCGAGATTGCAGACGCTTTAGGCTATAGTGATACTATTTCCCTTCAAAGGGAAGAGGCTATGCGGTATTACTATGCCGAGAAATTCGGCAATGAGGTTGAGGGCCGTAGCCAGTATGTTGATTCCTCAGTAATGGATACTATTGAGTGGATCAAGCCATCCCTTATGCGGGTATTTGCATCGGGTGATGAGATGGTTAGCTTTAGTCCTGTTGGCCCAGAGGATGTAGAGTCAGCAAAGCAAGCAACTGACTATGTAAACTATATCTTTACTAAAGACAATCCCGGCTGGGAGATTCTTTATACATGGTTTACTGACGCGCTGCTTCAGAAGAACGGTATAGTTAAATGCTGGTGGGATGAGTACGAGGACTATAATCGAGAAGAATATAATAACCTAGATGAGCAAGAGTTCAACGCTCTTCTCATGAGTCCGGGTGTAGAAATACTTGAACATACACCGGAAGAAGGCTATCACGATGTAGTCATTACTCGCAAAGCTTATATTGGTAAGGTAAGGATTGAGAATGTAGTGCCTGATGAGTTCTTGATCTCAAGAGAGTCTAAGACGATTGAAGAAGCTAGATTTGTCTGTCATAGAATAAAGAAGACTTTATCTGAGTTGCGTGAGATGTATCCAGATACAGAGTTTGATCCTATGGAGCTATCTAGTGGTCAGTATGACTTTGATGCGTCTTTATGGGGAGGAACAAACGCACGTTATTCCTTCGATAACTCTGCTGATACTTCATTCAGTGGTGACACTATCGCTCTAGGTGGTGAAGAAGCACTACAAGAATATTGGCTGCATGAAAGCTATATGCGTACTGATTTCGACGGTGATGGTATTGCAGAGCTAAGAAAGGTTTGTTCAGTAGGCGATTTTATTATAGAGAATGAACCTATTGATCGCATTCCCTTTGTAAGTATTACACCAGTAAAGATTCCGCACAAGTTCTTTGGTTTGTCCATTGCTGATTTGATTATGGACATTCAACTAATAAAGAGTACATTGATGCGTAACCTTATGGACAATATGTATAACCAGAATTTTGGTAGATACGCAGTCCTTGAAGGTCAAGCTAATCTTGATGACTTACTCACGCAACGTCCGGGTGGCATTGTTCGTGTAAAGAGTCCTAATGCAGTTACTCCTTTGGCTACTCCACAGTTAGAGCAGTCATCCTTTGCTATGCTTGAGTATCTAGACAAGCTGCGTGAATCTAGAAGTGGTGTAAACAAATACTCGCAGGGATTGAATGATAATGCCTTAACGTCTCACACAACAGCTTCAGCAGTTGCCGCAACAATGACTGCAGCGCAGTCAAGAGTTGAGTTAATAGCTAGATGTTTTGCTGAGACCGGTGTTAAAGAACTAATGAGGAATATCTATGAGTTAGTTCTAAAGAACCAAGACCATGAGCGTGTAATTATGCTTAGAAATCAATGGGTTCCTGTGCGTCCTGATATGTGGCGAGATAAGTATGACTGCACAGTCTCTGTTGGTATTGGGAGCGGCAATAAAGACCAGCAGCTTATGCACCTAACTACGATGTTAGGGTTTGCTGGTGATGCCATGCGCGGTGGATTGAAGATTGTCAGCGAAAAGAATATGTACAACATGGGCGCTGCTCTTATAAAGAACATGGGCTTCCAGAATGTTGATGACTTCTTGACTGACCCCGATAGTGTAGAACCTCAACCTAATCCAGAGGAGTCTCTGGCCCAACAGGAGATGCAGCTCAAACAAAAAGAACTTGAAATAAAAGCCGCAGATATACAGATAAAACAGCAGAAGCTGCAGCAAGTAGCTGCATCAGATGCTGTAGATGCCCAGCTGAAAATGGCTGAACTTTCACTTGAGGCATCACAGGGTAGGCCTGTTGCTATAGGTTAGTTATGGCATTTAAAAGCAAAAAGCAAAAAACATACATGGCTATCAATCTTCCTAAGATACATAAGAAGTGGTCAAAAAAGTATGGAAAGAAAATTAAAACTAATACAAAAGGTAAATCACGCAAAGCTTAATGTCAACAACAAATGAAGAGCGTGCTAATAGACTTCTTAATGATCCACTATTTAAAGAAACATTAGACACGCTAGAGCAAGAACTGAAAAGCACTTGGTACCATTCCGGTATCAGGGAAACTGAAGCCAGAGAACATTGCTGGCTCTCTCTGAGACTCCTCGAAAGGATTCGCACACAGATTACCTCGATTGTTGAAACGGGTGAGATTGCGCGAAAACTCAAGGAATATCATATATAGGAGATTTTTAAGATGGCGGACACGCAAGCGGCCCCGCAAGCAGCAGTAACCTCAACCGCATACGCGGGTAGTATTGAGGAAGCAGGAGATGCATTTCTACAGATGATCAATCCTCCACCGGAGGATACCGAAGAGTCTGAAGAGACGCAAGCATCAGAGGAAGTATCCAACGATGAACCGGAACCTTCTGAAAACAGAGTTGTCAATGAGTCTCAAGAAGAGACTGAAGACGAAGCTGAAGAAGAAGAGGATTCCGAAGAATCACCTGAAGAAGAAGAATCTGAAGATGAGTCGGAAACCGAAACTGTCTATACTGTCAGAGTTGATGGTAAGGACGTTGAGGTCACTGAAGACGAACTCTTAAAGGGGTACTCTCGACAGGCAGATTATACAAAGAAAACTCAAGAGTTAGCTGAATATCGTAGGCAGATGGATGGTGCGATGCAACAAGCGCATCAGGAAATCCAACAGACTCAGCAAGCTAGAGCGCAGTATGTAGATGCCGTTGAAGCGGCTATCTCTTCAAACTATGCACATCTGCAGCAATTCCAGAATGTTGATTGGGAACGCTTAAAGACTGAAGATCGAGAAGAATATTTGACCAAGCGCGATGACTATAGACAAGCGCAAGAGCAAATAGCAGAACTTCAGAACCAACATAAGGCTGCTACTGAACAACAGCAAGCTGAAATGGCAGAACAGCATAAACGGATGTGGATGGAGGAACATCAGAAGATGTCTCAGATCCTACCGGACTGGAGAGATGATGAAAAGCGTATGGCAATCTCCAAATCTATTGGAGAATATGCCGTTGGACAAGGGTATACTCAGGAAGAGTTAGATACTCTAGTGGATCACCGATCTATTCTTATGCTAATGAAGGCCAAGGCTTATGATGATGTTCGAGGGAAGCAACAAGCAGTTCGCTCCAAGAAGGTCAGGAATAAACCGAAGGTAGTTCGATCAAAAGCAAAGCAAGAGAAGGCTCCCTCCAAATCGCGTAAACGTACTGCTAAATTGGGGCGTCTCAGAGAAACAGGCCATGTCGATGATGCGGCTGATTTAATCTTTGATATGCTAGAATAATTATTTTTAGGAGATATTAAAATGGCAATCGTTACAAATACCGCTACCACTTATACTGGTGCGACTATTAGAGAAGACTTGTCTGACGTAATTTATAATATTGCTCCGATGGATACTCCCTTTCTTTCTGGCTGTGGTAAAGGTAAAGCTGAAGCAACTTTGTTTGAGTGGCAAATCGACACGATTGCCGCTGGTTCTGCTAACCGTCAGTTAGAAGGTGATGATAGTCCTGCTGTTAGCGTTGCTACATCAAGCCAACAGCCAACGAAGCTTACTAATTACACTCAGATAAGCCGTGCTGTCAATATGACATCAGGTACGGATGAAGCTGTTAACTATGCCGGTAGAGGAAAAGCTCAGGCATATCAGCTTGCTAAAGCGGGAAAAAGAATGAAGCGTGATATGGAATTCATGCTCACTAACAACATCGTGAAAGCGGTTGGTAGTACTAGTGGAGCGCGAGCAACCGCTGGTCTTCCGTCTTGGCTAAGCACGGGTCATGTTGCTGGTGGCGCTAGTGGTTCTCCCACTGCTGGTTCTCTAGGTACAACGGCTATGGTGAATAACACCAATACTGCTGCTGCTACTGAAGCCAATATCAAATCAGTTATTAAAAAATGCTTTGATGCTGGCGGTCAACCGGATATGATACTTGTGCCATCTACTGTTAAGCAGACAATCTCAGGATTGGCGTCAGTAGGTTCAGGTTCAACATCACTAGGTGTTCCTCCTCGTCACTCAGTCTCTGGCTCAGGCCCGGCAACAGCTGTCGCGGCTGTCGATGTCTACGTTTCTGATTTTGGTACTTTTAAAATTGTACCTGATCGAAACCTAGCCACTGATGGACCGAGTTCTGTTGCTGCTAACGCTTTCTTTCTAGACATGGATTTCTGGGCCATTAACTGGCTCCGACCGTGGCATACGGAAACGATGGCGAAAACAGGCGACTCCATCAAGCAGATGTTAATTGCTGAATACGGTCTTGTTTCTCGTAATGAGAAGTCAAGCGGTATTCTTGCATCTGTAAGTTAATAAGTACGGGGGTGGGGAAACTCACCCCCAACTTATCTAGGAAAAAGCATGGATAACTTTGATAAAGATTTAGAATCTGCTGCAAACAAAATGATTAGTAAAAAGATATTTCCAAAAGATAAACCAGAATCAAAGCAATCAGAAGAACCAAAGGATGCTATTGGATGGTTAAGGAAAGCTTATATTGATCACGATCCTGCTGATGGTGCGCCTAAAGTTGGGGATATAGGGTATGTCTAAATACCTTCTCGATGATACTGGTCCTACCAAAACAGAAATGTGGTTTGATGACTTTGATAATACCTTTTCGATTGTAGAGATACAAGATGTAACGAAAATTCTAGACGAGTCTAAGCGTAAGTTTAATGATTTTGGAGATAAATTAACACCGGGAAAGATGGGGGAATGGCATCATACTCATTCTATTCCAAAAGTTGTTTATCAGAAATGGCAGCAAGATACAAAGGTTCGTGATGATGATGGTAGCTGGGTATACATGGTAGAGAAAGATCCTGCTGTATTGGCTTCATACCTTAATGATCCAGACTATTCATACTTTCGAGTAGCCCCAACAAAAGTATAGGTGAAGAATATGATTCAAGAATACAGACCATTAACTACGCACACTTTAACTGCAGGAACTGCAACTGGTGCAACTCGGACATCTGCATTTGATGCACAAGTTCAAGCTGTTCTAGTGACTGCTACTGAGGATGTTTTTATTCAGTTTGGTGGAACTCCAACTGCTACTGTTGCTGCTTCTGTGTTTATTACAGCAGATTACCCGCAGATATTTAGGGTAAACGGCTCAGATAAAGCAGCGGTAATTACAGGCACTGGTGCATCATCTGTTTATGTAACTGAACTGAGTAGATAATGGCTCTTTCAAACTTCTCTGAATTAAAAACAGAGATAGCTAATTACGTTGATCGTAGCGATTTAACCTCGCAGATTCCTACGTTTATCAAACTTACCGAAGCGCGGATAAACCGCTCTTTGCGGGTTAGACTTATGGAGTCAGTTAAGATTATTTCTTTGGTTAGTGGATCGAAGAGATACCCGCTCCCCTCTGATTACTTGCAGTTGAGGACAGTGCAGTATGACGTTAGTTCTGTAGCAAGCACAACGTTGAATGGTGATATTACTGATTCTGTTACAGACATTATATTAACATCTGCTACTGGATTTACAGCTACTGGTACAATTCTAATTGGGACTGAACAGATTACCTACACAGGAATCTCTACAGAGACTCTGACCGGCTGTACTAGAGCTGCGAATGGCACTACTGCCGCTGCCCACACTGATGGTGCAGGCGTAATAGAAATATACACAACCTTTACTGCTGGTACTATTTCAGATAATGTTAATAATATTATTCATCCACTTAATTATGTAACCCCGCAATTGCTGCCAAGAATAAATGCTGGTAGTATAACAGGGATTCCAGAAGCGTACACAATGAGGGCTGGTTATATTTTAATGGGGCCAGTACCGTCAAGTTCATATACAATGGAAATTGATTACTATGCGAAAGTTGCCGCTTTAAGTGATGCAGCACCAACCAATACAATGCTTACAAATAATCCAGACATATATCTTTATGGATCTTTGATGGAAGCAGAACCGTTCATAATGAATGATGGAAGAGTGGCTCTATGGCAAGCTGCATTTGCAAGAGCTATTCAAGATATACAACTTCAAGACGATAAAGACTCTCACTCAGGCAATTCTATGAGAGTAATGAATACTGGTGGTTACTACTAGGAGTAAGCTATGGGATTAGAAACTGGCAATTTTATTGACAACCTAGATAGGGATTGGCCGCTATCATCTGATAATGTATCAGAGGGAGATAATCATCTTCAATTAATCAAGCGTGCGCTACAGTATACATTCCCTCTTGGGACTGATACAACCTCGACATCATCTGTTGGTCCTGATCAAGCTGTTCAGGTTCTAATCGCCAAGAATACAGCACCCACTGTTGATACAAGCGCAAGTGGTCATGCTGCTAGGGCAATGGGTCTGCTATGGTTAGATACTAGCGCCAACCTTCTTAAAATAAGGAATCAGGCTAATGATGCTTGGATTACTTTGGCGATTGACCCAGAGACAAGTAATTCAGTTGATGTCAATGCAGGAACTATTGATGGCGCAGTGATTGGTGGAGCTACCCCTGCAGCAATCACAGGAACGACGATAGTTGCTAATACTAGCGTCAATATAGCTGGTGATGGCGCTACCGTTACAGGCATTAAAGATGAAGACACCATGTCATCTGATAGTGCCGTTAAACTAGCTACACAGCAATCCATTAAAGCGTATGTAGACTCTAAAGTAACCGCAGAAGATTTGGATATTAGCACGGATACTGGTGGACCTATTGCGATTGATCTTGATTCAGAAACCCTAGCAATATCTGGTGGTTCTGGGCTAAACAGTTCTTCAACAGGCAATACTGTAACCATAGCTGGTGATGATGCTACTACATCAGCAAAGGGTGTGGCGTCATTCTCCTCTGATAACTTTGGAGTGTCTTCTGGTGCAGTAACGATTAAAGATGGTGGTGTAGCGAATGCTGAGTTAGCAGATATGGCAGCTAACACCGTCAAGGTTAGGAATGCTAACTCCTCTGGAGTGCCGTCTGATCTTGCTTTGGCTACCACTCAGGTAATGATTGGTGATGGTACAGGCTTCACAGCAGCGGCATTATCTGGTGATGTAACCATGACCAACGCTGGCGCAGTAACGGTCGATAGTATACAGGGTCAGTCAGTCAGCGCAACCGCTGCTACCAACGATCAATACTTGAAGTATTCAAGTACATCCTCAGAATGGCAAAAGGTGGATGTTCTTTCTCCTGATAGATTGACAACGAAAGGTGATCTGCTTGTTTACAATACTGTAGACTCAGAAACCAGATTGGCTGTTGGTACTAATGACTATGTTTTAGCTGCTGATTCAACAGCAACAAACGGTGTGGCGTGGCAGCAACTAGCAACCGCTGGCATTGCAGATGATGCGGTCAGTGCGGGAAAGCTCGCAGACACCGCAGTCAGCGCAGGAAGTTACACCCTTTCTTCAATAACAGTAGATGCTCAGGGAAGGTTGACTTCTGCATCTAGTGGTACTCCCGGCGCTACCGCTGGGTTTTCAGTCGCCATGGCGATTGCTCTCTAAAGGTAAACATTATGGCACAAGACTTTACAAAAGATTATAAATCACAAGTTACCAACGCAGCTCATACGCTACGGACAGCCGACTCAAATGATGCGTTGATTGGCATTAGGCTAACAAACATCACAGCGAGTGCGGTTACTGTAGACGTATGGATTGATGTGGCTGGAGCAGGATCTACGGCATCCATCGTTTACATTGCTGATGACCTACAGATTCCTCCAAAGGCGTCCGTTGAGCTAATACAAGGTGGGGCTAAGATAGTTATCCAGACCACTGATCTTCTAAGAATTCAGGCTTCTGCGGCAACTTCCATAGCAGCTTGGGTCAGCGTTGTAGACGCGATCTCAGCATAGGAGGAATTATGGCTGGCGAAACAAACGGAACGCTGTATATCACCAACCCTCCTGCAAAAGAGGGGTTCTTTGAGAGTGCTGCAACTATTGATGGGAACTATACGATTGCAGATAACGCAGTAATCGCTGGCCCCACAACCTTTACTGGAGTCATCACAGTCACAGGAACACTGGTGATCGTATGAGCAAGATTAATGTAAATACATGGGAACCTGAGTCAAGCACTGCAATGACTATGGGCGCTTCTGGGGACACCACTACGGTGCCATCGGGCGCGAGTTTGGTGGTCGCAAGTGGAGCGACGATCAATATTACGGGTGCGACCCAAACAGGGTTTCCTAGTGCTGGGTTTGCCAATTGGACTCCAGTTACAGCTACTGATACTACATTTGATCTTCAAACTGGCACAACTAAAGTGCTATTAGAAGTGCAATCCTCTGGTGGTAGTTGCGGGTCAAATTCATCCGCTGGTTATGAAGGCGGAATGGGTGGTGGCGGTTCTTATGCAAAGAAATTGCTAACAGGTATGACAGGAGCAACAGATAAACTGAACATTACAATTGGTGCTGTTCCAAGTGGAAACGGTGCGGCTGGTACTACAACATCTGTAGCTCAAGCTGGCACCGCTTCATTTACTACTGTTACTTGTACAGGCGGAGCAAATGGAACTGACGGAACCGCTTCTGTTCATGGTCCCGGTGGGGCCGGTGGAGCCGCACCTACTACTGGAGACTTAAATAGAGCGGGAGGTGATGGAATGGGTGGTGGTAACACTTCAAATAGGGGTACTAGTTCCA